ACAGATTCTGCAAGACGAAGTAAGGAAGTTCCTTACCTCGGCTCACCGAGAGTGTGAGCAGACGTCAGTTTGTCCGACTGATGTTTCCATAGTGGACAGGACAAATGCCCTAATTCGCGGTCTTGAACTCGTTTTGGAACACCATGGTGTGTCCCGAGTTATCCGCGTCGAACTGTTTCAACAAGTTCATGATTACTTAGATAATTCTGATAGTGAATTGGCGTGGGGAAAGTTGGCGAAAAGCCTCTTATCCTGCCCATTGGCTATCTATCTACGTAATGAACCCCCCACTGCACCCCCTTCTGGCTATTTTAAAGCGAAAGGTTTGGTGCGGCGATGGATGAAAAGTCGGTTATTAACATATAGTCGCAAGAACACACATTTATGGTATTCTTGGCTCCAATGTAAGAAGTGCACACTCGACTCAAGTGAGGAGGTAGTACTCGATGCTTATATGGAACATGCGAAAGTGTTAGTAAATAGAGATGATGGTGATGATGCATTGATAGATTCTATCTTTCAAATTCCTGCATTTGTAAATCAGTTAGAAGAGATTGCTCTTCGTTCTACTGAATATTTTGTTAATGACAAAATTTTTACAGATTACCACCCATCGACTTCAGCTTCTTTAAGCTCGAGTCGGTCAAATCACGGGGCTTATGGAGAACTTTGTTCTCTCATAAATCAGCCTGAGGATATTTATCCTGATGATTTAGTCTCTATGCAATATTTGCCCGCACTCAATGGTAGATCTTACCATCGAGTACGTGAAATACGTGTTGTCTCAACCTCTTTAGGTCGAGACTGGGAGGACGCTCTAACAAAGAAATATTTTGAGCGGAAACCTCATACCTTATCTGCAAAGATACAAGGTATCGTTGAACCGATGAAGGTTCGGGTGATCTCGAAGGGTCCCGCATTGGAATATTATGCGGCTAAGCCATTTCAAAAGGCCCTTCACTCTGTGATGAGAACTATGGACTGTTATCGATTAATCGGACGTCCTCTTTGTCCTACTGATACCCTAGACTGTAAAGTCAAGGCTCAGAAAGATTGGGAATGGTTCTCTGTCGATTATAAGGCTGCTACGGATAATCTTAGCTGGAAGTATTCCGGAAGGATTTTAAAAGCTCTTATTAAGTATTGGAGTCCACATATGCAAGAGCTTGCTCTTGATGTATTGGGACCTCATGAGTTGGTTTATCCTAATTCTGCAAAAATTAAATCGCAGAAAATGGAGAGAGGCCAATTAATGGGTTCAATTCTTAGCTTTCCCATCTTATGTATTGCTAATTATGGTCTCTATCTTTCTGTTACTAACTCCTTACATGAGGGTTGGACTGATCAAGAAAGAAATTCCCATGTTTTAATTAATGGGGATGATCAACTTTATTGTGCTCCTTCAGCACTATGGCCGGTTCATATTGATTCCGGTCGTAAAGTTGGTTTAGAGATGAGCGTAGGCAAGGCATATCATCATTCACGATATTGCAATGTGAATAGCACCTCAATCGATCTCCCTCAAGGGAGTCGGCATCCTTATCAAATTTCTTATTTAAACTCAGGTTTATACTTTGGAATTAGTAAGGTACGGTCACAG